TCAATCACACTAAACGTGGAGTAATCTTGACCACGACCTTCTGCTACATCTACGGCTATAAAATAAGTATGTCCTTCAAGAGTTTCTTCGTAGACATCTAGGTTCTCCTTCCGTGATAGTGGACTTTTCTGGACAAGTTCAGCAATCTTAGTCGGATTGATCAGAGTACCTGCACTACCTAGAAATTCACACTCAAACTCTTGTTTAAATTGTTCTTCACTCGTATTTGCAATTGTCTGTTTCTTCCATTCTTCATCTCGTCCAGGAACATCCCACCAGTTAACTTCAAATGCTTTATAATTTGAACGACCTTCTACTGCATTTGTCCACATCTTATAGTAATGATTCATACCATTAGGTGTTGATACAATAATAACTTTTGATGTTTGTCCAGATGATATAGTAGGATAAACAGAATTAAAAAATTCTTCCGCCATACCTTGCTGAATAAATGCAAACTCATCAAGAAAAATTAAATTGAAAGCATATCCACGAATAGCACTTGATGTCGTTGAGGATGCAAGAATTCTGGAGCCATTCTCTAACCAAATAGAACCTTTGTTCCATTCTGATACTCCTTGTTGAATAAACATAGGAAGTCTTTCATAAGCCATTTGGAGACGACCCAACAATTCTCTCGCAGTTGCTCCCTTATTGGCTAGAATTGCTATGTTTCTTTGTTCGTGAAACAATACATAATGTAGCATATATGCAAGACTTGTCTGTGATTTACCAGACTGTCTAGGACTTTTGACTATACAAAATCGATTATTTTGTAATCCTTTAATCAGATCCTTTTGAAACGGCCAAAGATCAAATTTAATTAATCCTTCATCTACATTGACAATGGTCATATAGGTCGTAATAAAATAAATAGGATCGTCCCTACATTTTACATACTCTTCTATCTCCTCTTTAGTATAGTTTTGAGGAACATTTAATTGTTTTAATAGGGGGTTACCTAGGTAGGAATTTATTGTCATAATATAGGGGCTTAATTAATTTTGAATCTTCGGTCTACGTGTCGAACTTTAGATATACCGTGATCATAGATATACGCTTCCTTTATTGGACCATCTATGTTCTTATCCCAATACTCTAGAAATCTTCCGATTCTTGGGTAGTCTGGTATTTGATCATCAGTCTGCCATACAAATTCATTCACTATATGCAAATAATCTGGAATATAATATACTACTTGAACCGACGCAACAGTCCATTTTTTGATTATAATGTGAGCCACGTATCCTCCTGTAATTTAGTTCCATACTGCTATATACCATAATAATAAAATTATTATAAACAATTCTATAACAAGGGCGGAATGATACCAAACCCATCTAGTTTCGTATAAATTATCTCCGGATTTGTCCCGACCGAAAACATTGAACATTTTGTCTTTTACACTATCGACCCATCCTTTAATCTTTCCCATTGAATGTTTTTCCTTTTAGCATTTCCTGTAATTCTTTGGTACTACCTACATAAAGATTATTGACGTTTGTTTTTGGGGCTTCGCCTTCTTTCATTAATTTTAATTCTTTCTGCATCCTTAACAATTCCATTGTAGTTTCGGATACAGTTTTTATTAAACCACTAGCTACTTCATATGCTCTCGGATGTTCCATTTCCTTCGCAAGTTCAAGAATACCTTCAAGAGCATCATTACCTCTTTCTATAAGATTATATAGATTATCCCTAGCATATTGATAATCCACTCCTAGATCACCACTTTCTGGATCTGATTGTACTGCCGCCCTAGGTGCAAGACCACGTTCTCTTCGTGTATTTACAATTCGTTTGTCAAGATCAACAGTTCCAACATCTGGACACTCAAAATCTGCTATAATATCTTCAGCTACCTCTAATTCAGCATCTAATTTATCTTTAACGCTTTTCTTCTCTGTGATCTTTTTCATAATCTCTTTCTTTTTCAATTGACTCAAAGTAGATGATATTACCCTTTTTATCAAGTCTAATATTTTTAATACCGAACCGGGTTTTCATATTTTTCTTTTTTCGCTCATCATCGGCCATATGGTCAAGGTCTTTCCAATAAAAATTCATTTGTCCCAATTTCTTTTTATCAACCATTTTGTTTGCATAAGAAGACCAAGTCCCATCTCTTTCTTCAATTGACGGATCATATTCAGCTACAAGACCCGCGAAAGTTGACAACAATGCTATGTTACTTTGCCATTTCAAAGGATTAATACCTTTTTGCTGTGCTTTTATAAGAGCATTAACCGCTTTATCTTTTGTAGTCTTTAACTTTTTAGCAATAGCGTTGACTATATCTGTATATTTTGCGAAAGTTATCATTTATTTCTTTTCTTTTCCTTTTTCCTCTTTTCCCTCTGCTTCCTTTTTTAACTTTATCTTTATCGCCTTTTTGGTTAAGGCTAATATAGGCATATTATTTGACATTGGATCAACTGAGGCTCGTGTTGCTATATCATTATAAATCTGTTTGTGCTTAAAAGAAATTTTTTGTCCTCTATTCATTTTTTTAAGTATTGTTCTAAACACACTAATATCCTTTTGGGGAATTAGTTTTGTCTGTTTCAATAACAATATAACTTTATTAACATTGAAATTGGGCTTCGGTTTCTCCTCTGCAGCCATATTATATTCCTAGAGAAACCCATCCCTGATCAATTCCATCTCCTGCTTCGTCTAAAATATCAGGAAGCGTATAGCTGACCTCAACTGATTCGACAATTTCTTGTTCTCGTATTGGCGGATAAAGCCATCCCTTTACGATAAAGTCTAAAGACCAATTGACTATTCGTTGTTCTGAAAAATCTCCCTCAAACTCATCCGACAGATTCAATCCAGTAAGTTCGATGGGAATATCTCTTTTTAATTCTAAAGCAGGTATTTCTTCAATTACTACGTTGAAATCTGGTTGAAAATAAGGTAAAATTTGTTCTATAATTTGAAGTCCATCATCCATATAATCCACATAAACGTCAAGACTGAATGTATAGTTATATGGAATAGGAGTATACATAATAGTTGCTTTATTGGGATTAGCTGCCTGATTGAATTTATACTCGTTCATTTGATTCACAGACCGAGAATAATCTGCTTCCATAGCAGTCATAATAAATCCCATTCGTGGAACTTGTCTATTCTTTTTACTGTCTTGAATTAATCGTGCTAGATATTTCTTCCGAGACTCATAAGCCAGCGGCACTTGTATGTCTTTAATAAGTGTACCATCTGCTTCCATTCGTTGAACGTGAATGTTATTGAAGACTGACCCAAAGGCAACAATTAATTTTCTAGTTGTTCCGTGATAAAAAGTTGTTCCAAACATTATGTACTTCCAAATGGGTTCATTTCTGATAGGTCTAGAATATCATCATCCATAGTATCCCAATCAGGAGTTGCTAATTCAGCATCTACTGCCGCTTGTATCTCTGTCTCTACTGCGGTTATCTCTGCATCAGCCACATCAATATCTTCACCTCCGTACTCCCAAGGTTTAAGCGTTAGTGTCCAAATGTGTTGGGCTCCTTCTGGCGCTGGATAAAATGAGCTGTCATTTCCTACAAATGTTACTTCAAATAATGCTTCAGCATCCGTGAAATATAACAAGTCGCCAGCAATCGGTCTGTCATCATCCGTTGCTACGGTTTGTTCTGCAAAAGATTTCTTCGTGAAAGAAACCTTCATTTCGTCAGTTACAGATACACCGAACTTAGAATAGAAATCTCCAACATCTCCATACTCTTGATAATCATCAATCAATATATTAAATGTCCATACGGTATCAAATTTACTAGACGGGTCTTCTCCAAAGATAGGATCTAGCGCCGTACCATATTTGCGTGGAAGATATTTCGCCTCAAATCCAACTACTGCGACAACCTCTTCTACCATATCTTGAACCATTGCAGATTTGGACATATTGTCGAACATACCCACTAGATCACCCCACTATAAAATTTGCTGGAAGTTCGTAATTAAGTGAAAATTCCTCTTCGAGTTTTTCAATCTCTTCTTTCGCTTCATCCCAAACTTGTTGTCCATTAATCGTTATTCCACCCGGTAAGGGCATCCCATCAAACTGTTTCATATTTGCACCCCATTGCTGTTTAATCTGTGCAGTGGCGTACTTCTTAATCCATTCATCGTTGAATACATCTACAGCATAAGATGAAGATTCATCAGGTATTACGGCTTGATACGCTCGTAAGAGTATAGAGTTTCCAATTGTCCAAGTTGCTCCGGCGGCTTCACAATCTACCTTAGTTGTCTCTGCTTCGTCTGAACAGACTGGACCAATAATTTTGCCTGAATGACTGTATAATCTATTGGTCGCTTTATTAAATGTAAATGTTCTATCTAATCTGAAATAACTATTCACCATTTCAAGGTGTTCCATCGTTATTTCAAAATATTGCATATTGACCTTGGTCATATCAAACATTTCGTCCGCCATTATTCTGTAGCGTACATCACTCATCGCCTCGGAAGAGTATCGTCCAGGTTCATAAATTCTTGTCACCGCTATGATATCATCATCCAGAGTCAAATATTCATTTGTTTCATCCTCTTGCGTGAATTCAACATTGATAAACTTCTCCTCTGCACCATCAAAATGGCGCTCAATGAATAATTGGAGAGCATCATCTATTCTGTCATATGCTTGAGTATCGTCCACTTGGATCTCAATCTTTGGAGCTCCAAGTTTACGATATGCATAATCTCTTAAATTGTCTACACTTTGTAATTTAGCCATTACAACCTTTTTCTTTAATCTTTGTCTATATTGTCAATTGCTTTATCAAGTTTTGCAGTAATTTTTTTCTCTAAATGTGGCAGCAATCTGATACCCATATACCCAATCATAAATGCTATTGCGAGGGCAGTATATACGCCAAA